GCTTGGGGATTGGTGTTTTGTTGCACCCCCTGTTGAACAGGAAGAGGAAACAAGTGATTCTGGCATCATTCTTAGCCTCAAAGAAGAACCAGAACTGGAAGGCATACTACTCGCCTTACCCCCAGATTCAGAATGGATTGGAACAAAGTCTGGTGATATGGTGGGTTACACGAAGAATTCGGAATACGAAATGGAGCTTTTAAATGGCGACAAGGTTTATCGTATGCGAACAACAGAGCTAGTATATGCCAAGGAAGCGTAAATTTACTACAGAAGAAGCGTCAACTAGATTGCTTTCCTCTATGGAGGTCGCAATCAATAACATGATTGACGAAGTTAGAAAACCTGTAGATGCAGAACTTTCTGGCTCTCAGCGTAAGGCTGAATTACAGAGTATTAAACAAACAGCTACTGATGCAAAAGAACTGCTCATCGAATACCAGAGGCTTGAACAAATGGTTAGAGAACTCCGAGAAACTGGAGGAATCGAAGAAGAACAAGACTACTCTGGTGGATTCGCAGAAAAGTTCTCAAAGTAATCAGATATTCTGTTACTGGGATTATTAATTAAATGAAATGGCAGGTCTTAAACAAGTTGAGGGATACGATAACTATGTTATTAATATATGCCCCAACGATACAAGTGGGGAGGTTACCGAAATTGGTGGGATTGATATTCAGCTTCCCAAGATACCCCCTAAAGAAGAAATCCTCGGATATGAAAGGAAGCCTCATCTGCAAATGTGGAGAAGACTTCCTGTGCCAGAAGAATTGCAGAGGATTCGCTCTATGGATGAGTGGTATGAAATGCAATCCGAATTCAAAAAGAAATTTTCTCCATACATCGAGAAAGAGTTTGACCGCAGGCGTAACGGTCTTTGGTTTTACAATAACGGTAAGCCTGTCTACATTACAGGGAGACACTACATGATGTTACAGTGGTCAAAGCTGGATATTGGCTATGGCTACTACTTAGAATTTCAAGCAAGACTATTTATTCATTTTGCAGCATGTGAAGCCGACCCTCGCTGTATGGGTCAGATGTACACCAAGTGTAGACGTTCTGGATATACCAATATGTCTGCGGCTATACTTGTAGACGAAGCTACCCAAGTAAAGGATAAGCTGTTAGGTATACAGTCTAAAACAGGTAAGGACGCACAGGAGAACATCTTTATGAAAAAGGTAGTTCCTATGTTCAGAAGCTACCCCTTTTTCTTTAAGCCCATACAGGATGGTACAACCAATCCTCGTATGGAGCTTGCATTTAGAGAGCCTTCTAAGCGTATTACAAAAAGCAATAAAACATCTAATAAAGGCGAAGCCCTTAATACAATCATAAACTGGAAGAACACCACGAATAATGCTTACGATGGTGAAAAGCTTCATATGATGTATTTAGATGAAAGTGGTAAGTGGGAAAGACCAACCGATATTCGTGAAGCATGGCGAATAGAAAGAACTTGTTTAATTGTAGGACGTAAGATTATAGGTAAGTGTCTTATGGGTTCTACTGTAAATCCAATGGACAAAGGTGGTAAACAATACAAAGAACTCTGGAGAGACTCCGACCCAGAAGATAGAAACGCCAACGGAAGAACGAAGACTGGACTTTATAGATTATTTGTACCAGCCTACGAAGCCCTCGAAGGCTTCTTTGATGAATATGGAAACCCTATTATTGAAAACCCTGCGAAGCCTGTTAAGACAATTGAAGGGGACTTTGTAGACATAGGTGCAAAGACTTACTTAAAGAACGAGAGAGACGCTTTAAAAGGCGATGCGAGGGAACTTAACGAATATGTTCGCCAGTTCCCCTTTACTGTTGACGAAGCAATGAGGGATAGTATTGAAGGCTCTACGTTTAACATTGGAAAGATATACGAACAAATAGAATACAACGAAGAGCTGTATCCAAATCCTGTTGTTCAAGGTAATTTCTCTTGGAAAGATGCTGTAAACGATAGCGAAGTTGTATTTAGTCCCAACCCTCAAGGCAGATGGTTTATAAGCTGGATGCCAAAGCCAGAAAACAGGAACAAATTTGTAATTAAACAGGGTAAAAAACACCCAGCGAATGACCACATAGGTGTGGGTGGAGTCGATAGCTATGATTTGGACTCTACAACTGATAATAGAGGGTCAAAGGGAGCTTGTCATATGTATAACAAGTTTAGTATGGGCGCTCCTGCTAATATGTTTGTCGCAGAATACGCCTCTAGACCTCCCTTGGCTAGAATATTTTACGAAGACATATTAATGGCCGCTGTTTTCTTTGGATATCCGCTTTTAATAGAAAACAACAAGTACGGAATCGTGAGATATTTTGAATCTAGAGGATACGAAGAGTATGTAATGAAAAGACCAGACCATCTTAAGACTCCTAACGCTGTAAATACCAAAACTCGTGGTATTCCCTCTAACTCTGTAGATGTTATTCAGTCTCATGCTCAAGCAATTGAGGCGTATGTCGAAGAACACGTAGGTATTAACTCGGAAACTGGAGACATGGGAAGAATGTACTTTCAAAGAACGCTAGAAGACTGGATTGGCTACAAAATTGACAATCGTACTAAATACGATTTAACAATATCGAGCGGACTTGCACTATTAGGGGCGCAGAAAACAAAAGTCAAGAAAAAAGAGGCGCAATTTGATGACAAGCAGTTTTTTCGTAGATATACTAAGGAAATAAGACGCTGATAGACAGAGCTTTAATTTCGTATATTTGCGAGGAAGTATTCTGCGAAACGCTATATGTACAATAAAGACAACGAACAAGGGAAGTACGGAAATTTTCCAGACCCATTTGCCCCTCATGGACAAAAGTCCTCTAAATCATATGGGATAAAATTTGCCAAAGCTATTGAAAAACAATGGGGCAACTCTGACGATGAGCGTAGTCTCTTCCGAAGACGTATGAAGGACTTTGAAACAAACCGTGACTATGCAAACGGTACGCAAGATACTTCAATCTATAAGCAGATATTAAACTCTCTCGACCCAAACAGTGGGGATGGTACGTTGCTAAACCTTGATTGGTCTCCAGTGCCTATCGTCCCTAAGTTTGTTAAGATTGTAGTAAACAACATTCTTTCTAGAAAACCTTATCCAAACGTAAAAGCTATCGACCCTCTATCTCAGTCTGAAAAAGACCAGAAGAGAGCAGAGAAAATGTTTGAGGTAAAAAATAAGGAACTCCTTTCTCAATTAGAGCAGCAAGGTGTAGATATTAAAACAGATTTAAGTTCTATACCAGAAACACCTGAAGAAGCTGAAATATTCATGGATGTGAATATCAAGACAGCGGCAGAAATCGCATCTCAAGTAGGAACAAGTATGACCCTTGAGTGGAACGATTTTGACCAGCGTGTGTACAGACGTGCAGTTACCGATTTGGTAACCTGCGGTATGGCTGTAATTAAAAGGAGTAACGACCCTAACTATGGAATCAAAGAAGATTACATCGACCCAGCGCACTTCTTCCATAGCTACACCGAAGACCCTACGTTTAGTGACCTCATCTATGCAGGACACGTCAAGAAAATTAGCATCTCAGAGCTTAAGCGTATTGCTGGTGATGAGCTTACTGAAGAGCAATATGAAAAAATAGGGCAAAGCGTAAAAAACAAATACCAGAACCGAGCCGATAAACTAAGCTATAAATATTACGATGAAACTTTAGACCGTACAACTTACGGGTATGATGAGTTTATTGTTGAGGTGATGGACTTTGAATTCTTATCTACGGACGACATGATGTTCGAAGGGAAGCAATCTCGTTTTGGAAACGATAGCTTCTACTACAAAGGGTTTGAATACACACCGCCTAAAGAATCTGTCTATGCTCGTGAGCCAAAAGCAATGAGTATACAAACAGTATATGGTGGTAGCTACGTTATCGGATGTAACTATATGTTTGACTACGGTCAAAAAAGAAATGTACCTAAAAACGTACATGACCTAAGCAAGGCTAGATTGTCTTACTCTGTTGTGTCAACAAACTTACGCAGAATGATGCCTAAGTCTCTTGTAGGCTCAGTCATTGGTTTTGCTGACCAGTTGCAACTTTCTCACTTAAAACTACAGCAGTCTATCGCTAAGGCTAAGCCAGATGGATTGATTGTAGACATTGAAGGATTAGAGAATGTACAGTTGGGTAAAGGCGGTGAACTACAACCATTAGATATACAAGACATCTATGAACAAACAGGTGTATTCTACTATCGCTCGAAGAATCCAGAAGGTGGATTCCAGAACCCTCCAATTAGGTCTCTGGATAACAGCATTAAAAATATCAATGAGCTTATTGGCATCTATAACCATAATCTCCGTCTTATCCGTGATACAACAGGTATTAACGAAGTGATGGATGGCACTTCTCCAAAAGGAGAGCAGTTGGTAGGCGTACGCCAACAAGCGGTAGCCGCTGGTAACAACGCTATCTACGATATAACAAATGCTTCTATTTATCTATATACTAGAGTTTGTGAAGACATCGTAAAATGTCTTCAGATTTTGCCTCCTAAGTCTGTTATCTTCCAAGCTTACGAAAGAGCTATTGGTAAAACAAATATGGACGTGCTTTCTTCATTTGGTGATTTACCAATGTACAATTTTGGTATCAAGATTCAAATGGAAATGGATGATACGGAAAAGGCTTATTTGGAGCAAAACATTCAAGTAGCCCTAGGTCAAAAAGAAATAGACCTAGAAGATGCAATGGCAATCCGTCAATTAAAAGACATTGACCAAGCAGAGCGATTACTTATCGTTAGACGCAAGAAGCGTATGAGTATGATGCAGCAAAGAGCGCAGCAAAACTCTCAGATGCAATCACAGATGAATCAACAAACTGCACAGGCAGCAAGCCAAGGAAAAATGCAGGAGATTCAAATGCAAAGCCAAGCTAAGATTGCAGAGATACAAGCTGATGCACAAGCTAAGGCTCAGTTACTGCAATTAGAATACCAGTTAAAAGGTCAAGTTGAAGGTGCTAAATCTCAATCTCAAATGGGAATGAAGCAACAAGACATGGCTTTTAGACAACAAATGGAAGACAATAAAGAAGAAGCTAAAGACAAGCGAGTTAAAAAACAAGCTGTTGAACAATCCAAAATGATTTCTCAACGCCAAGGAAAGCGTGGAGAGCTACAGGATGAGGGAGACGATTTGATTGACATGCTAACTTCTTGATAACCAGTAAATTACTACCTTTGTAAAAACAATAAAAAATGGCACACTCAAATAAATTAGTTCACAATTACAACTCAAACCTACAAGCCTTTGGGCAGAGTGGTTTTGACTATGTTACTAGTGGAACAATAAATTCTCATACTTACATAGCTATTACTGTATTAGCCACGGCTGTTTTAGATGTTAGCGTAGAAGCTGGAGACAGCTTAACTGATGTTTCTATTCCAGCAGGAACAACAATTTATGGTAGCTTTTCAAGCATTACTGTAGATTCTGGAAGAATATTAGCGTACAGGCTAGCATTAGATAAATAATTATGTTAGGATTAGGATTAGTTATAACTAAAAAGTAAGCCAATTATGGCAACACAAATAAATCTAGATAACGCATCAAGGGTAGATATAACTTGCAGAAGAGGTGATACTTTTACTTTAGAGTTTACGTTTTCCGATGATGCTGGTGCAGCGATAGATTTAACAAGTTACACTTGGAAGATGGATGTAAAGGAAACAGACACTTCATCTGGAGATATTATAGCCGACAATAGCTTTACTTATAGTGGTACTGCTCAAGGTGTTTTAACTATAACGGCTACAGCCACAGTTATGGCTGCTGTAGAAGGCGGTTTGTACGTGTATGATTTACAGTCAAATTCTTCAGGTTCTGTAAAAACATGGGTGTACGGATTATTTAAAATTAATGAGGACGTAAGTGAGTAACGTAGAAGTAAATAGCGGAGGGGGAACTACAATTAGTGGTGTAACCACTACTACAAGTTCTGTAGCCATCAAACAGCCTTCTATCAACGTTAGCGTTGGTGGAGTTATTGGCGGTGGTGACGATGCTCATTTCGTGTTTAGCCAAGAGACTGTTTCATCTACATGGACTGTAGAACATAACTTAAATAAGTACCCTGCTGTTACCGTTGTAGACAGTGGTGATAACATACTCTACACGGAGATTGAATACATTGATAAAAATACACTAGAGGTAAGGTTTGAAGCCTCCACTAGCGGTAAAGCCTATATGAACTAAAAATAAAAAAAAATGGCGATTAAGTACAAAAGTAATATTGACCTAGGGGGGCTTCAGCTACAGAAAGCTGCACTGCACCCTGTAAACACACCTCCATCAAGTCCAACCGTGGGACAGGTATATTGGGATACTGGTGATGACAAACTCTATGTAAGTGATGGCTCAAGCTGGCTTGATGTATCTGGTGATATTCATTCTATCTCTGCTGGAACTGGTATTTCTGTAACAAATGGTTCTGGTGGTGATGCTACGGTATCTTTTTCTCATTTAGGTCTTGAGAGTCTTACTGCAATTAGCAGCGAGAGTGCTGATGAAATCTTTATGTATGATACCAGCTTGGGTGGAGCTGCTTATTTGTCTGTAAACACTACTTCGGGTATCACGATTGATTCTTCTGCCAACGACCTAAAGTTGGCGAGCATTCCTAACGCATCTTTAGCTAATTCTAGTATTACAGTTACGGGCGGAAATGGTCTTACTGCTACCGCTGGAGCAACATCGCTTGGTGGTTCTACAACTGTAGCTGTAGGTGAAGGAACTGGTATTGATGTAACAGCAGATGCTGTAGCGCTTAAAAACCATGCTAGTTTATCGGACGACACCCTCACAATGTGGGATGATACGAACGGTCAGTTAATAGACTCGCCACTTAGTGATGATGGTACTAGCGTAACTGTAGGTAGTAGCCGTAACCTTGTTATTGCTGGTAACTTAACAGTACAGGGGACAACAACAACTGTTGACTCTAACACCGTTAATATCGGTGATGCGATGCTATCGCTTAATGCTGATATTGCGTCTGATGGTACACCAAGTGAAGACGCTGGTATTGAGGTTGAGCGTGGAGCGGGTACGAACAAAAAATTCTATTGGGATGAAACCCTAGATTCTTGGCGTGTCGGTGGTGAGCTGATTATTGACACCGTTCCAGCCGTTAGTGGGACAACTACTCAAACAAAAATTCTTGTAGAAAAATCTCACGCAACGGATACTACAATTCAACAGACTACTGTTGCAGACATTGGTACTGCTCTTGGGTTAGGACTATATTCTGTTGTATTAGACACTGGACGCACGAATGTCGCTAAAACTGGTAACGTATATACTGTAGCACACAGTTTGGGAACTAAACTGGTTATGGTGCAAGTTGTAGACGCAACAACTTATGAGACAGTTATGGTTGAAATAACAAGACCTTCTACCACACAGGTTAAAGTACATTTTGCTGATACAGTATCTAACGGAGATTACATCTGTATGGTTAGTGCGGTTGGAAATGAAGATACTGCTGGAGACTTAACTCCATAATGTATAACACAAACTGATGATATAGAGGGGCATACGCCCCTCTTTTTTTTTGTATTTTTGTGAGATATAGACATTCACTATTATGGCAATAAAGTTTCTAAGCGGATTAAATCTAAGCAACGTCACCGCTGGTTCAATATTAAAACTTGACTCAAACGGTAATATTGTTGCAGCCGTAGACGGAACTGATTATAATACTGGTTCAGCAGACTCTTGGAGTGATGTTGGTTCAGAAATATACAGAAACAGTGATGTACGTATCGGTACATATCAATCTGGTGTACTTCCCGCTGCAAGATTACACGTCTTTGACTATCAAACTACAGACCCTAAACTTCTTATTGAAGACGGAAATACTGGTGATGCCAGTATGCGGTTTAAGATTAGTACGCAGTCTTACACGATGGGTATTGACAACTCAGACTCTGATAAGTTTGTGTTTGCTGCATCTTCTGCTTTAGGGACAACCAATGTACTTGAGATATCTACCGCAGGCGCACCTGCTTTTCAAGGAGACTTGCTTGTTAATGGTAATTACTATCTAAGCAATCTTTGGAATTTAAGTGCAGAAGGTGCTTCTTACGCAAAGTTTAGTAACTGGGTAAGAGTATCTAATACAGGTTTTTACACTACAGAAGATGTGTACATGGACTTGGATGATAGCTCTTCTAGGTTTGTAATACGAGGTACGAGTAATGTAGAGCAATTCATTGTCAATACCGCTAGTGACTCTATATCTATTCCTAATTTTAAGTTAGTTAAAAGCGGAGTTACGACTGTCCATACCAATCCATCTGTGCATGCAGATAAAAATTGGTATAGTTTAGCAGATGCTCACAACATAGTTGAGGTAACAGAAGACAGAGAGGTATACATAGAGAAAGAAGCCACTTCTAATGGCTACGGTTATTTTGCTGTTAACCCAGAAAAAGTAGGTAAAAACTTTGACTTGTCTTTTAGACTATCTGGGGGTACTCCATCAAGTAGTTATCGCCATGTAGCTATAGCTATAGGTAACGATGGCTCTAACACAAACTCTAATTATGACTCTATTGTGTTTAGACACAATACGTCTAATACTGCTCTAAATCAAATAAGACTTGACGTTGCGGCAGCAACACAACAATCCTTGATAAGTTCTTCTGTGCCGAACTTTTTTGATGGTACAGAAAGAAAAGTATTTATACAGGTAAGAGACAATAAATATGTAATTGAGGTTGACGGTGTTGTTGAGCATTCTTTTACCGCTTCAGCAAGAACAAGCGATAGCGGATTTGTAGGATTTTCTATATACGAAGCAGGAGGCTCTACAACTTGGGTAAGAGTTAGAGATTTCAATATTACTCAATACTCTGACGATAGAACTATTTTAGATGGCAACGTAGGTATTGGGACAACAAGTCCTACAGATTTATTACAGATATATGGTAATGCTAAGTATGTCTCTGCTAAGAATACTGCTGGAAACATTGCTGCATTCATGGGAACGGATAGTTCTGGTGATGGTAACTTTTCTCTTTATCAATCAGCAGGAGGTGCAGCAAAGATTAAACTTTACGCTGAGACCAATGCTGTCAATTACATAAATAACGGAGGTAACTTTGGTATTGGGACTACTAGTCCTTTTGCAAAACTAAATGTTAGCCGTGCTGGAATAAACGAAGGAGCTATCTCTTTTGATGACCAAGCAAACAACGCTCATCTTGTTTTGGCTGGGACAGACGCATTAGTCAGAATGCAACTTGGTACATATAACAATGGAAGTTATGGTGCTTGGATTCAAGCTTCTTATGATAATGGAGGCGTAAACTATGGTACTGAACCATTAATTTTAAATCCTCAAGGAGGCAACGTTGGTATAGGAACTACTAGTCCAGGCTCTTTGTTATCTATTAGAGCAACTAGCGCTAGTCATAAACTTGTACGTATAAACAGACCAAACTCTGATACCGCAGCATTATACCTAGGTAACAACTCTAGCAACGATGCAATCATTTCTGGTAACAACGCTCCTATATCTTTAGGTAAAGATGTATCTGGAACATACACTGAATATGTAAACATTGCTACAGATGGCGAGCTGAAGTTCAGCGCATATGGAGCAGGTATATTAAAGACCAATGCTTCGGGTATTGTAAGTGTAGACACCAACACATATTCAACAGCTACGGGTGTTGAAGATAACGCAGATGTAACGGACGCTACTAATGTAGCTGCTGCCGGTGCTTTGATGAAGGCTGGTGGTACTATGTCGGGTACTTTAGCGCTTGATAACTCAGACTCTCTTTCTTTTG